AGAATAGAAGGTCTTAATAAATCCATTCTTTTGCATCAGAGCATTCTTAATTGTCTGATGGATAATAAGAAAACCGTTATTGTCCTTCATAAGTACATCATATACATACTTACTTTCTAGCTCAGCCTGAAGATCATCGCCTGGGCCAGTAGGGTCAAAGGTAACAACGTCATTGTTTTGAGTAAAAGCCTTTACAATCTCAGGCATTATCCACTCAATTGCATCTGCAACATCAGTTGAGATAATGCTAGACCGACCTTCAACCTCTTTTCCATCAGGCTGACCTAAGTATGTAGCCAAGGCAGCCTGACGATTGGCATCAATGAAGTCATTTTCATTCCCACCAGCAGATTGCTGAAGTTCATTGCCTACATAATTTAGAATTTGAGATTCATCTAACATTAGCTAGCCTTCTTTTTAAGTTCAACCTTGGCAGGCTTATCAGTCTTTGGCTTATCAATCTTTTGCTTCCCTTCTACATGCGTCTTATCTAAGGATTCTAGGTAATCACCAAGAATCTTATGCATATTAGGGCCAATGTAATGCTTACAATTGATACGCTTATTTAGATTTTTCCATACTTCTAATGGGGTCATATTTAGGCTACCGTAAATGAAGTTATAATACTATTCTGGCCATTGTTTCTCAACATAAGAATCCTAGATTGTGTAACATTAACACCATCAGTCTTAACAGTAATGCCACTATTTTCAGCTTGTATTGCCGTAACAACAATTTCGCGCATTATACAATCATCCTATCTATCTGTGAATAATCAATATCTTTGGCCCAGGTTTTGTTTTCAATTACCTTTCCGCCTTCTCCTGCACCAAGCATTAGATATTGAAGGGAGTCCCCAACATGAGAGTATCTTCCTTTGTCTGGCTTATCTTGGAATCTTTCTTGGCCTGACACAGACATACGTTTATATTTATATCCTCCAGCCAGGGCTTTTCTTGTCATAGGTGCACCAGGAGTAACTACAAAGCCTGGGTTACCTGCAAAGTCCATACGACAAAGAGTATTAGCAACAGACTCTCTTCTGAGAATGAAGTCATTGGTATAAGTTGGCCAGGCAACAATACCTTCTGACTCTAGTATTTGGAATGGAGTTATTTCATCAGTCTGTGCCCTCTGATCTCCAGCTGGGTCACCATAAATCTCAAAAGTATAACCTTCATAATTAGCTAATATTTTACGATTGAGTATTTTGCCGAAGTTCTTTGCGCCCATATCTTCTGCTACAAGTTCATCAAAGATAACCCAGCGGCCTGCCGAAGTCTGGAATCCAAAGGTTGCAGCAGGAGTAAGGCCAAAATCTATACCAATGTATATAGTAACACTAGCAGGAGGAGCTATTAGATCATCAGTTGAGTGTGTATCATCTTTATATTCAGGATAAACAGGCTTTCCATCTTGAACAAAGCCATATTTCCCATTAACATATACATTTATCCACTCTTTGTCTTTGCCTGGCTTCATCTTCTTATAATAGCCATCTGGCAAATTTTCAATATTCTCCGCGTTATCTGCTTCCCCTGAAGGCTGCTTGAATAATTCATAGCCTTCCGCTTTGGTGACCTCAAATAGTTTATACCACCAATGATCTGAATCAGGTGGATTTGTATCCATAATAAGGCCATGCCATGTTGGGCCACCTTTGCCTTTGATCTTTCTTGGGTATCTACCAAGGCGGCCAATAAGCATATCTATTATTTGCTTAGGTATTTCTCTGGCTTCATTTGCAAAACCGCCAGTTAATTCTAGGGACAGAAGTTTCTTAACATCGTCAGGCTTATCAAGTGCACGAAATAGGAATTCTATCTCAGCAATAGTACCATCAGGCATAGGGACTATAGTATTGAACTTTAGATCCATTTTGCGAAAAAGGCCAAGATGTTCTGGATACCAATCAAAGAAGGTCTTGATTGTGGTATCCATGAGCTCACGATAAGTATTACGAACAACAACCCAACGAGTCTTACGCTTGCCATCAGAATCAGGCTCTTGTTGAAAAGACTTGATGAACATTTCTATAACACACGCAACAGACTTTCCGCTTCCGATTGGACCCATAAGGGCACGCACAAATGCTTCAGATTTGTGAAACTTAACCATAGTTGGTGATGCTATATAATCTACATCCATTGGGCTATTAGAATGTCTCCGGTCTTGCTATTGCACGGACTAAGGCCATAAAGCCTTTCTGTAGATCAGTTTGGGCAATAGATACCAACGGCTGTCTACTTCAGGCACCTGAAAGATGCTGTCTACAAGGTCACCAACTTCAACTGATATTGCCTTGATTGCATTCATCTGGTCACCTTGTAGACAAATCTCTGTATCCTTTAATTTTTTTATGTTAGGGAATTTTTATGCTAGAGAATTTCCATTGTTGTCAATATCGTTGATATTACCATCACTATCTTTTAGCACAACATTAAAGTTAAAGCCAGAAGAAGATGATGTAGGAGTTGTCTCAATAGAAAACGTAGAGGAAAACTGCTTAAGATATTCAATTGAAGCTTGATGGCCATTCTTATTAGACATAGCGACAAAAAGTTTATCAGCAGCCATAGAAATGGCCGCCATTCTTCCGCGTCTATGTGCCTTGAGCAAAAGATAATACTCAGCTTCAGGTATCTCAGCTTTAGTCAAGCAAAGATAATCAAGCACCTCATCAATACCTAGAGCTTTAGCTTTAGATTCTGTTATTATGAAATCGTCAACAGTAAGAACTTTAAGGTCAAAGTCATATGACGTTGAGTATCTTGACATAATTTTGGCTGCTTTTGATAAATAGACTAGGTAAGATAATATAATAGCCTAAAAAATAAAAAATGGAAAGTAAATAATTAAAAGATTATAAATATCCGCAAAATATATTTTGCACAGCTATCGAACGATTAAAAGACTTCCGCTTGTTGCTGCCCCACAGGGAGGTTTGGATAAGGAGAACTGCTTTGGATTTCTTTTTTTTTAAAAAAAAATTTTTTTTGATTTTTTTTCTTATTGGTTTGTTTTGTTTTTTGTTTTTTGGAAACGTGTGAGAGGTAGACCACTGACAATGACAAACACAATAACCCCCCCTACCCCCTCTGAATACTGCCGCTGGGGTATGCCTAAACAGGTTAGGTAAACGGCGGCGGCAGTTAGGTAAACCAAATTAGGTTAGGATAATAATAACACAGATTATGTTTAGTATAAAATAATAGTTTACTTATTAGATATAACCCTATATTATAGCCTTTCGACTAGGGGAGCCGCTCCTATCGTTATAGCTAGCTATATAAGCTATATTAAATAGGCTATTCGAGCCTAGAATACTAAAATAAGGAACACTTTTATGAATACTTTAATCCAAAAATTAATAGCAGAAGGCTTAAACCTTAATAAGATTAGAGGAACCCTTTTAATCAACGATTATACCCCTAAAGAAATAGAGGAAGGCTTAAAAGCCGCCGGACTAATCGGAGCTAAAAAAGGAGGGCTAACCCAGTCCGACGTTCTCTTATACATAAGCTCTGAGCCCAGGACTGAGTTAGACCTCGCAGAATTTATCCTAAGTAAGTGCGCTAATAACGAAGCTCGCTGGTTTAGTGATAGAAATAAAACTAGGTCTGCTATGCTAGCCATACATAATAAATACTTAGAAGCCCAGATTCACGAAGTAAACATGTCGGTTGTTCACAAAATAGAGTTAAAACATAAGGCTAAAGAGAAAAGCCCATATTTTATAGACTTAATAGGAGCGAGTAAGGAGAAAAAGCAGGAGAAAAAGCAAGAGGAAAAGCAGGAGAAAAAGGAGGAGAAAAAGGATAAGCGAAAGGAGGATGCCTGGAATTTCATAAACAGAGCTAAAGCCAGCGGAAAGAAGTTTACTAGAAAAAATGGAGGTTCTAAGTATCACCCAGATAAAGTAGCAGAGTTTAACGACGAAGAATTGACAAAGGCTTATAACGATTTTTTCAGAGATAACGTATCAGCTTAAATATAACCCAGCCCCTTTAAATAGGGGCTTTACTTAGAGGAAAAATAATGATTAAAGATTATGCAATAGCTAGAGTAAAACATATTAGAGCACAGCTATCATCGAAACAATCCCAAAACTATGTGGCTCAAAGTTATGCCTCATATCTTTTGTACAATAATAAGTATGAGAAACTAAGGGAACATCTTGAAACCTGTGAAGTATTACATGGTCAGGTTAGTGATCTTAATTCCGCTTTAGGTCGATCTATTGATGTCCTTTCTGAGATAAATTAAAAATAGGAGGCTATAAAAGGGCGCTAGGAGCGCCCCTAAGTAAATTATATACTAACGCTAGGGGAAGCGGGAAAAAGGCCGTGGTGGCTCTTATTTAAAGCCTAAGAGCTATCTATAGGGTATTTTTCCGCTTTCTCTCGCGCCCTAAGAAAAATCTACCTAAAAATCTAACTTTGGTGAGTAAAATAATGATAAACAAAACGATGACTAGCAGCGAAATGATATTATCTGATGACATAATGTGCCTAATTGATGAGCTGACTCATATAGACCTGTTGGTAAAAGACGGTGACAAAGTTGAAGCTCTGGAGGAGCTTCAATGTTTGTCAGGCTCAATACAATCTATCATAGATGATCACAAAAGATAGAAAGTAACATTCATTATATTATGGGTAATGCCCTAATGGTATTTTAGGTCCAGCAGGGGTAACGTGTAACATCGTTACCCCTTTTTTGTTGCCTATAGTTTGGGCACCACGATAAACCATAAGCTGATCAATCTGGCTATCATCTTCCCACAGCCCATAATGGGTAAGGGCATCAAGCAAAGCCTTTAGGTAATTGTCCAAATCCCTTTTTCGTTTGTCCGGCGGAAACAAAACTACCTCAACCAAAAGCCTGTCAGACAACATAGGCGGTTCACCTATCTGTTGTATCAATACTTCCGCTATGTGTTGCCGATAAAGCTTTCCTGCCTTACTGATATAAATACCCCTAGCTGTCTTAACATAATAGCTATTAAGTGTGGGTGGAAAGTCTGTATTGAAGCTAAAATCAAACATATCTCATGTCTCCTATAAAAAACTAAGTAATTCTTAATAAATAGAGAACGCCCTAAAATAGTGCACGCACCATTTTAGAGCGGAGAGTGAATAGGGAAATATAAGGGTCTATATAAGGGTATATATATATATATATATATAGATAAACACTAGCTTGCAGCCTCTCTACCCTTACTCCCTTACACGTGAGCCCGCGCGACGCACCATAATGGTGCGCTGCCCCATAATGGTGCGTACGGTTAAAAACTAACCCACACACACCCACGCGCACGCGGGTATAAAAGGGAAAAGGGAGGTTAGTACCCACTACGCCTGCAGCCCTAGTGCCACACGGGCTAGCGGAAAGTAAAGCCTTTTTTTATACCCCTTACTTACTCTTTTTTCGTTTTTTTTACCTTTTTTATAGGTTTTTTACCATCTCCTGTATGCTTTTAAGTATATAAATACCAGCTCCTTTTCCACCAGGTGCACAACCTTTCCTTACCCATTGTTGCTTGACCATTTCATCTATGCACTTGTCATATCCACTAGAATACTTGCCATGCTTAGCATCTCCATCTATGGCACGAACATCAGCGGAATTCTTTAGCCCCTCTTTGAGCTTGGAGTTGAGAATAAACTTATGGTCAATATGATTTTGAGATAACGTTGCGCGTTTATTTTTACTTGCTCCATTTAATAGCAAAACTATCCACCTATAAACATCATTTAATGCTAGGTCCATACTATTGACACCTGTCATTCCTTTAAACGTACTTAATAATGTATCTTCCTCATACTCAGCCATTGCAAATCCCCATTCAAACTCTGGCCAGGTTATCCGTAATGGCTCCCTCTCTTCCTTATTGTTAAAAACACAAGCAAGGGCAGCATAGCGGAGTCCTTTGACATACATACGACTGCACATGGCTCTCACTTCTATAGGCAATTCTTGATTGAACTGCTTTTCTCTATAGTGAAATTGTATATCTTCAGCCTTCTCAACCATTTTATTATTATCTGAGTATAGGAAATAGGTCTCAGGCCTATCTGAGCCAACATCTTTCCTGCAGAGTATTGTTAGACTTGTTAAGCGTGCCAATATATCATTGCTGTACTTAGTCCGCCTATTCTTATTCTTATTCATAGCTGGGCTAACTATACGAAATACAGATTCCCTGGTCACCACACCGTTCTCCATAACATCATCCATCTGATATGCCTTAGCCAGTTCTACATCAGTACTCTCACCAAGTCTGGTTAAGGCAACTTGAGGAATCTGCTGCATCTCATCGTCTGTTTTACTACGGCCAACAGCATCAGCGGAACCTCCATAATGACCCTGGCCATATATATTTAGCCAGAAGTCTTTAAGCCCCGCTCTATCTCCAAGTTTACTTTGCCCACTTACTCCTGCTTCCCCATGCAAGAATCCCATGCTTCTAGTTACATTATATTTCCTATATAGGCTAGCCAAACTACTGTCTTTACCTGAGAAAAAGAACTCTCTTGGGCCATCTGTAATGCCACTACACTGCCTAACTACCTTTTCTTTGATCATCTTAATCTGATCTTTACCATATCCAGTAGGTGCAATTAATGTCAAATATACATTTAGCGCAGTTGGGTCAATACTATCCTCTGAATCAGATATTTCAGCCAAACTTTCTATATCAACATTAAACTTTCTACCACATATAGATGCCAAACAAAAGGTAGCACTAACAAAACTTAGCTTATCCTCATTCTCATAACGCATCATTTCCTGACTTTCTTGTACAAACTTACCAAAAAGACCTGGTGGACTAGGTATTGGAGAATCTATTATTGACACATCCTCTTCTATCCCTAGGTCAAACTCTTCCGCTGAATCCACGCCATCTACCATTCTATCTATATCGTCATATCTTTCTGTCCACCTCTTACTTCCTGAATCAGTGCTACTATTCATGATACATCTTAGTAATGCCTTAACATTGGCCTTACTCATGCCATCTTTAACATATTGAAAGCTTAATGACCTAAGATTAGAGTGATACTCAATTCCCTTTCTTATTTCTTCATGCATTTCATCTAATGTTTTTCGTTCTTCTGATCTGTTTTGCTCTTCTCTGCTCTGTTCTTCTTCTTTCTTTTCCTTGTCTACTGTCTCATACTTAGTCTCAAAATCTTTACCTTTAAAGTAACCATAGAATTTAAACAATCCATCATCAATTTTATCCCTTGTTGGTGCAAACCAAGCCTGGCTCCAGGTGAACATTTCCTTAACTTGGTCTAGTTAT